TTTTGGATTTTTTCTTCTGTTTTTTCTTCTGAATTTTTTTTTATTTTTTTTCATAAAAAGTACGTACAAAATTATGATTACTGATTATTTGTACGTACATTTACGTTATCAATATGATACATCATTTTAAAAGTAAAAAACATGAAAAAGATTTTTGTAAACTTAGAAGAAAAATCAGTAACAATTAATAATGAAACTTGTAACACTCATGAAGCAGGATTAGAACCTAATGGTCAACTAATTACAGATGTAGATGAAATAACAGAACATTTTGAAGAAACAAATGAAGGAGAAGAAATTGAAGTTGTTTTTTCAGATGTTCAAAAATTATTGAATGGAAAAGTTGTTTCAGATGAAGATAATAATGAATGGCTAAGAGAAGATCTAACTGGTAGAATGTTATTTATGAAAAAATTAGGAAATGGTTATTTTGAAAACGATTGTGAAGGAGAAATTTTTGAAGAATTAGTACCTGACGAAGTTGGGGGGAAGATAATGAAAAAAATAAAAGTCATTAAAAATCAAGATTGTGTAAATCCTTATGAATTAAGTGATCTTAAATTTACTGGAGATATTTGGGTTAAATCATAAAAAATTTTAGGCAGTTCCAATTTATCCAAATAGAATAAGGATTGAAAAATAAATTTATTTAAAAACTTTTAAAAAATTAAATTAAAATGAAAAAGGTAATAGTAAAAGATTTGGAAGGATTAGATAAGGAAACAATATCTAAAATTGAAACACCTATGATTTATTTAGGTGAATGGGAACAAGATGGTTCTGTTTTTGCTGATTTAAGGAATAGTAAAAAAGAGCCTATTAGAATATTTCACGAAAGACTTGAAGATTATGTATAATTGTTATTACACACATACACATTAAAAAACCTTTAAAAACTTAAAAAACATGAAAAAGTCTAATGCAAGAAATTTAATCGGATTTAATATCAATACTGAAAAGTTAAAAAAAGATTTTGGTAAATATGATGATATAGTATTATCCGCAAATTGTGGTAGTCAAGTTTATTCTTGTTTAATTGTAACGGGAAGCGAATTTGAAAAAATTAGTTTACGAAAATTTAAAAACCAATATAGCTTATTAAAATAATGGCAAAACAAAAATCCAACAAAACTGCTCGCATTGATTTGCGAGTAGTCCCCGAATTAAATGATAGAGCAATCAAAATGGCTCAACAAGTATCAAAAAGCAAAAATGCTTTTATTGAGGATATAATTTGGAAAGCAGTTTTATCCCCTGAATATTTTTTCAAATGTTGTCCTACTTGTAAAGTACCGATGTTTGACGTAGAAAAAATCCTTCTTACAGAAGGTGAACAAAATTTTGAATGTGATAATGGTCATATTCATAAGTTTGATTTTAAAACAGAAAAATTTGTAAAAATTAAATAACTTAAAAAACTTAAAAAAAATGGAATGTTATATTGAATTTTTAAATTGTAAAAATAATTTTCGTTCAGATCGAAAAGAATTTAAAACTTACGAAGATGCAGTAAGTTGGGGAAAAGAAAACATAGAACGATTCAGATTAGATTCAGTTAAATTTTTTAAATATTTTTAACATGACAATTAAAAAAATCAACAAGGAATTAAATAAAAAACTAGGTAATGTATGTCTAGTAAAATCAGTAGGATATTTCTATGTTACAAGTGAGGATAAAGAAATTGGATTAAGGTTGGCACAACTATATAGCACATCAATTTATGTTTGTCACCTTAACCAACAATCTTTGGAAGAATGGGTTGAAGATGTTAGATTAATATGGAATAAAATATAAAACCGATTAAAAAAAGCATCACTAAAAAATGGTGCTTTTTTTTTCTTAAAGATCAAAAATTCGTGCCAATGTTTTATTATTTTTTTCTGGATTTTTTACCTTCACAATTCCAAGCTAATCTTGAAAAATCATTTGCAGTAGCACCTTTTTTACTTGATTTAATTCCACTTGATCTTGCACAATAACTATCTCCTGATTTTGTTCCTGATTTGATTGTATATCCTTTTGCTCCAAAATTAATACTAGAACCTTCTCCATTTACGGGAGTAGCTTTGTACTTTTTTCCTTTTGCAGTACCTTTTGATATTTTGTACTGTTTTCCTTTAACTTTTACGGTTTTACCTATCTGGATCCTGCTTGCCATAATTTATTAATTTTTTGATTTAAAAATTCGTGCTTATTTAAAAACTCGTGACAATATTTAAACTCGTGCTTATTTTTTAGTTTTCTCTATGAGAAAAAACATTAGAAGATAATCTTATAATTCTTTCATTTTCTAACCAATTAATTAGAACCCAAAAATCTGAACTACTTTCCAAATCTCCAAATGCTTCATATCCTATTGCTTGATCTTTTAAAATGGTTATTTCAAGTGAATAATTAAAAAAACATTCAGTATTTAATCTATTCAATATTTCTTTCTGTATTTTTTCAACCATTTTTTTTTTTTTAATTTCTTCTTTTTATTCCTCTTCTTTTTTTCTTTATTTGCCTTCTAAATGAATAACGAATTGCATCCATCGTATGATTATATTCACCAATCGGAATACTAGCTTTTTTATTATTCCACGAATAATTCCTTAATTCTCTTTTTATATTTTCAGATTTTGGATCAACAATAATTTGATAATCTTGTATTTCAATAATATCTGCTTTTACTGAACCTTTTTCTTTTTTTGCACTTACAATATTAAATCCAGCTTTTCTTATTGCTGATGTCGTTCTTGGTTCATTTGTATCAGCTACAATTAGATTATTTTTATTACCTATTTTTTTTCTAATTGCTTCAATTATTTCACTTTCAGATAATTTTAAAGCAAATATTTTTTCTCTGACATAAATTTTCATTTCTTTTTTTACTACTGCTACTTCAATTAATGCCAAAGGATCAGGAAAGTAACCATAATCCATTCCATGTACAGAAGGAACTTTTGTATTAAATTTGCCTTGAATCCAATCTGTATAAATCGCACCTTCTGACATTTCTAACCATCCACCGATATACACATAGTAATATTTACTAGTATGTTTTACATGGTTTTTATCTTTTTTCTTTGCATTTTTTTCATCTTCTAATGCTTTTAATTTAAGATTTGCTGCTTTTTGTAACCATGTTGCATCAAGATAACCTTCTTTTTCTGCAATTCTGTAAGTTGTATGTATGTGTTCTACTTCATTATGATTTGAAACTGTTACATCATAATTTTCAACTTTTATTTTTTTTGAATTTCCTTCAATAAATTTTTCGTAAATAAAATGTTCTTTGGTAGTAGGATTTTGAATCCAGATTACCCTATTTTGTACTGCTGTTGTTCTAATTGAATTATCAATTGTATCAAAAGCAATTGGATCATCAAAATCTTCTCCTTCTTCAATTACCCAAGTTGAAATACCTGCAATAGATTTTAATTTTGCAGTTTGATTACCTTGTGAAGTTTTTATTCCACTAAAAAAAATAAAACTTCCCGTATGCTTATTGATTACTTTAGTTTTTGTGAAATGAAAATCATCTGTAATTTTTAACCGATCAGTAACAATTTTAAATTCTGGAATAATACTTGCTTCTGCTGATGACATTGTATATCTCGTGAATAAAATTCCATGACCTTTTTGAAATGTCAACAAAGCAACAAATTTATGTACTGATGATGATTTTAATGATCCTCTACCACCTGTAAGAAAAAAGTATCTTTTTTTAGAGGTGTAAAGAGGTAAGAAAGGATCATTTTTTTTAACTTTTAATCTTGATGGAATTTCTATATTTTTCATAGTGATTTTTATTCATCTTCTTCTCCTTCAACAAAACTACTCATATTACTTATTGACATTGAACCAGATAAATCAATTTCTTTTTTATCTCGCCAACCATAATTATTTTTAAGAGCAAAGATAACTAAAGTTGGATTTAGTTTACCTTTCATTCCTGCTTCAACTATTTTAGCTTCAAAAACTGAATCAATAAGTTTCATTTTAGAAAATAAATCTACTTCATTAGAAAATTTCCTTTTCCATATCCCCCAAATTTCCCTATATAATCCTAAATCAATTAAAAGAGTACCTAGAAAATTATAGTCATCAGGATTATTTTTTAAAACGACCATCATTTCATCAACTTTATTAGATACAGTTTCAACTGTCCATTTTAAATTGCCATGAGGTTTTTTAGTTTTAGTTTTAGCTATTTCACTCATTTTTTATTATTTTATTAAAAAATCTTGAAATTGATTTAAGAAATATAATAAAATTTTTTCTTTTTTATTTTTTTCAATTTTAAAATCTGAATCAAAATCAAATTCTTGACCTGATTCTTTATAGCACCAAGTTCCATTATTAATTTCTAATCCTTCTTTTTCTGCAAACTTTTCAAAATTATCATTTGATTCCTTTTGAAGAATCACTTTTAATAAACGGTAAATTGCGTGTCCTTCTGGATAAGAACAACTAATAATAGTTTTATTGATTCCATTTTCATAGAACGAAGAAAACAAAGAATAGTAAACTTTGTCATCTATTGTTTTAAGATTTTTAAAATCTCCCCATGAATCAACAAATTTTTTTAATTCTCTAAAAAGAAAATCAGTTTTATTTCGATCCTCTGTTATCACTAATTTTTTCATCTAACTTTTTTACTTTTAAACAATTATCACAAAAGAAAATCGCTTCTACAAAATTTCGTTTCATTATTGTAGAATAATGGACATAACTACTAGTAGATTTTATCCATTCAGTTTTACAAAGAGAACATCTTTTAAAGCAATTTCTTTTTATTGCGCTCCCTCTTTTAAAAGCATCTAAGGTTGTAAATTTTTCTTTTATTTTCATAGTATTAATTAAAAAAATGGCTGATTATATATTAGAAGATTTTAAGCAACTAATAATAATCAACCAAATACAAACTGATACTTCTTATTTATTTTTAAAATGGCAGATCATCTTCTGCTCCTTTTTTATTATTATTACTTTCTCCAAAATGTTCAACTTTCCAAGCATCAAGATTAGTAAAATAATTTATAACACCTTCTTTATTTTTCCACTCCCTTCCTCGTAAATTATAATTTACTTTTACATCATCTCCAATTTTAAATCCATCAAGTTTTTCACAATTATCTTGAACTGATTGGAATTTTACTAGTTGCGTGTATGCACCATCAACTATTTCTATAACAAATTCTCTTTTTTTAAAAGAATCTGTTACTTGCTGAATATCCATAATAACATGAATTTTTCCTTGAACTTCTTGC